ACCACAATCTGATGAAAAGACTTATGGGTCAACTTTAGAATATTCTGCTCTAAAATCTTCTGGTATTCGCGGGCGTGAGAATCCTGATTGATCATAACACCATTTTTCCAGATTTCGAAAATGGCAGGACTTAATCCCCGAACAATACGTAGATTGGTTCTATCAGCTTTAAACTCAACCTCGACAACGCAGTTCTTCTTATTGATACTATTCACAAGTTGCGGTTTATTGATATTTCGATGGGGTTTGCCGAACAGGGCAAAGGACAATGCATCTAGTATTGTTGATTTGCCGGCTCCATTGTGACCGACGATCAGAGTCGACTTATTAGAAAGAAAGTCGATCTCTGTCCATGCATTTCCCGTCGAGAGAAAGTTCTTCCATCTCAATTTTTCAAAAATTAGCATCTAGACTATCTGTAATCCAAGTAGAGGTTAAATAGCAATTCGGAGGGATATCCCCAGACTTAAAGCAATTCCATATAAAAGAAGTGGTGAATCCTGCTAGGCCTGTTCCTACGGGTGTAATCGTAAAATTATGTTCGGGGTGTCTTCTAGCAAAATCACAAAATGTATGAATAGAATCCTTTACCCCGGCTGGGGATCTCGTTAAAATCTTTTCATCTTTTGTCGGAATAGCATATGATGAACCGGTTAATCCCTCTCCGACCCCCATTTCTGCTCCATGCATTTTGTGAGCATATTTTGCAGCACCTGCCCCGTGTACGCCCGCAAGGTTTGATCCAAAAACAAATATATTCATGTTATATCCATACTCTGAGCTTCTATATGAAGTGCTCTAATTTCCTGTTTCAATCTCAATTTGTCCAATACGGTTTCAACGTTCTCAATATAAGTGTCCAGAAGGGTTTCCGTTTCTTCAAGTTTTATACCTTCATCGCTTACCTGTGATCCCGTAAATTCTTCGAAGTTATCCTTGACATTTAAGTCGTGGATTGCTTGTTCTTGTATTCTATCAATAAACCGATCGAATGTAAATAGGTCTCCCTTGTTTATTACCACCACTTTTACGAATTTATTGTCACACCTATCGAATTCGTAATTCCCGAGGGGATCCATATCTGCATCATAGTAAATGCGTTCGAACATCGTATGTGGATTCAGTACTGGAATAAGCTCACGGGAATTGGTATCAAGAATATGAAAATGTTTAGGATCATGAGCATCAGACCAAGTAAATTCCAATTGTGATCCGAGGTATCGAATGTTATCCTTATTAGATTTAGTATGGAAGTGTCCGGTAAGAACCTGCTCGAATCTCGAAAAGAGTTCGTAATCCATACCGTCATGAGATTCTACTCCCTTTAGAACCTCAAACCCCTTTAGTTCCAAATGACCGCCAAGCCAGTCCGCCTTACACGCCCCGATGAATTTCAGACAATGATCATAATTCTCACTGTTTATCCAGGGCACTAAAGCAAGCCGGAATCCATCATATTCTTTAACCACAGGATCCATATGGATCGTTACTTCACCCATATAGTGGCCTAGAAGTTCTTTCAGTGAATTCACTTCATTCGTATTTTTATAAACTACGTCATGATTTCCTGGAATGATATCCATATGAATCCCTCGTTCGCGAAGAACTCGTAAAAAATCATGTCTCGCCCGTGCCATCGTCTTGACCATGACAGTCTTTCGATTGTCGTAGAAGTCACCAAGGTGAACGATGTTCTTGATACCATGTTCTTCGAGATACGGAAAGAATACCTCTTCATAGAATTTCCTTGCATTATCGGCAAAGATATCACTTCCATTCCTCACACCAAAGTGTGTATCATTCAGAATAGCTATTTTCACTCGAAGAACCCCGTTAAATCAGAATCTACGTGTACAGTTCTTTTCTTCTTAGTCTCTTTTTTCTTATACTCTTTAATCTTTACATCATAATCCTTCACCTTATCAATTCGATCTTTAAGTTGACCGATAAAGGACATGATACTAGCATCATTCATATCTTCACCGTCGATGAAGTTTTCTACCCCGGATTCAGCAAGATATTTTAATCGTATATCTCGTTGTTTATTTTCCCTATCGATACGTCTGAGAAATGCATACCAACTAATTTGAGTAAAGTAAGCAAAGGCATTCGGTTTTCCCGTACGCGTAGCTGCTTCAATATTATAATTATGAATCGCCTTAAGACAATTCTCAACAGCATCCATAACCATTTCTTCTCGATAGGTATATCTAATGAAGTTCGATTTGTGAGATAATCCCTCTGCTAGATCTAGAAAACATCTAGCAATATAATCTGGGACGATGGGTATTGCTTCACCTTTTTCTTGTGCCGTGTTGACAATTCGTACGTATTCAACTACTGCATGGGAAAAATCGTGATTGTTAATATAATTTACGCTTTTGTTCTTTGGACTCATTAATAGAAACTCCTTATTATTTTCTATTATAACATAATATGGTTAGGATGTAAATTAAAAAAAGACGAAAAGTTAAAATAAAAGTTTGATAAAAGTCAAAATAGGGGGTTTACAAATTGTAAAAAGACGATATAATAAGAGAGATATCTCTGGGAGGATAGAATACTACCCCTATCAATGTAGAGGTTTCTTACTACCAAAGTTTATCCCGATGATGTTATCTACTTTATCTTCTTTACGTTTATCTTCATCCATATCTTCATCCATATCTTCATCCATATCCAATCCGTGAAGCTCATTCAAATGGTTCTTAATGCTATCAACGGTCAACATATATTGATTAATCATAGTATCTGAGGGTAATGTAACTGCTTGAATATTAGATTGCATAATAGTAACAATCTGACTAATCTTTTGCCCTGTCATATAAGGACGAAGGGCATAATAGGTACCTGTTGGACCATCTACCTTATGAATAGACATAGTATTTTGCACTTGAATATCATCTGCTTCTTCATCCCAATTAATTACTTCTGCAAATACTTCATTACCATCAATTAATTTCATCTGCCATATTGTATTTGAATCCAACATCGTTTATCTCCTGATCAATTGTTAATCTAATTTAACCTTGTATATATTATATCGAAACCCTTGCTTGTCGTAAACTGACATTCGATGTACCCCGTGCAGCATAGCAAAGTTTTTCCGATCTTTCCAATGTAAATCATCCACTATGTCAAATAATCGAGTGGATTGATTATTATCAGACTTCCGAAGACCACGGCCGATAGACTGAAGAACTCTAATTTGGGATTTCGACGGGCTAGGAAAGATGATATTATGAAGATTTCTGATATTGATACCAGTAGAAAATACCCCCATAGAAGCAACGATAATTGAATCTTTCTGAGTCTCTACGATATGTCGAATTGCTTCTCGGTCACTTGACTCAGTTTCCACTGCAACAAAGAAGATTTTTCTACCTTCCTTTGCATTCTTGATAATATCCTGATAGAGAGGTTTACCGTGTTTTTCAACAAATTGAAACAGAATAAGGGTGTTACCATTAAGATCCAGTGCTAAGTTACGAACAAAATGATTTCGAGGTTCATTTCGGACAATGTAATCTATTTCATCCTGATAGGTTCTTTTACCGAATTCTTTTCGAATTTCCTGCGGGTGTTCGAGTACAAGGATAGATATATCAAGTTGAGCTAAGACATCATTCTCTTGTAATTCTTTGGTAGTAACTACGTTGAGTGTGCGCCCGAAGAGTCCTTGTAGAACTAATTCATGAACTTGGGTCCCGTCTAGGGTTCCGGTAGTACCCCAACGATGGGAAGCATGTCGAGATTTATTCATAATACTCGTAAGAGACTTCGATTTGAATCCGTGAACCTCGTCACCAACAATACACCCGAAAGGATCAAACCATGTAGTGGGTAAATTAAAAATAGATTGCCAGGTCGAAATCACGACTCGCTGTTGGATATTAGTTTTCGGTCGACCTGAAAAGATGGTATGGCAATCCTCTTTAGAAAAGGTTTCATCATGTGAAGAATAATCATCGAAGTCATTCAACATTTGTTCGACAAGAGACGTCGTAGGAACTACTACTAAAACCTTATCGTCATGGGTCGCTAAAAACCATCTAAGGAGAACGTAAATGATCAAAGACTTACCGGATCCGGTTGGGGAAAGTAGAATCCTGCGCTTGTCATTGATCCCATGGTAAATTGCTTCAAATTGATACGAACGAACCTGAATTGGTTTACCCTTCGAATTCAGATTTAATTCTTGAATGAAGGTATATATTTCTTCTGGGGTAACATCATTTTTAGAATTTGGATATCCCTCTGACCCTTCGATTAGATCTAGATTGTATCCTCGGGTTTTTGTAAATTTCTGTAGATGATCATAAAGACCCACCGGCAATTGGTAATTCCGTCTTTGGAATAGCCTAATTTTTCCATCCCAAACCTTATTCTTATAGCTCGGGATGAACTTATATCCCGGAACAAAGAATGAGAAAAATTCGTCTAACTCCATTGCAATGCCTTTATCGCAATCAATCTGCAACGAAATATTATCTCTCTTCTGAACTTTTATTACGTCAACCATTTAACCACCCGATTGGAATTTTCTAAAATCAATTATATTACGAATAGTTTGTTGACGCCATTTAATATTCTCGAGAATATCTTTTAAAGTGCTGATGACCGTCTTCCAATATTCAACTTTCTCTTCGGACGTTTGGATATCTAAATCCGAATCGTAATAATATTCTAGATTTGTTTTGATGATATGGAGGCCGTCGAAGGGGTCGTAAGGCCATCCCTCTCTTTCAATTTCTTCTTGAGACATCTTCCCATTATAATATAGGTATTTTTTCTTAAGCAAAACTTTCTGGGAATGCTCTACCTTCTTTAACTGGAGTTTTGCCACAGAGTAGAGTTGAAGATATTTAGAGTGGAGATTTGGGGATAACCGAGCTGATTCGTCCAAATTCATACTGTCGATCTGACAGTCTTTATCCCACTCTTTGAGTACATTTTGTAGATCTATCACAGAATTTCATTCCTTATTCAATGTCAAATTTTGTATATCTAAAGGTGACGGAAAAGACAATCACTTCAGTTCCATCGGTGTTTGCAGCCATGGTGAAACTCCCCAGGTCGGTAGGAAAAGCATCCCTGTAGTAAACAGTTTTATTTATATTATTCTTACTTGTCAATATCGAAAGGACTATATCAGAATGTGACGGTTCTTCTTCTCCCGCAGCAATTGGGTTTCCATCAACGTTTGCCAACATCCAATTGAGGAGTTCGGTATAAGAATTCATATTTTCGTCAAGTATGATATTCACAGTCAATTGACCATAAGTATAACTATCAGGCAATTGTGGGAGGCTCTCGTATTTGCGGAATGGGGATTCCGCAGCACTTGTGGTTAAACCGGGATGATCAACACTTTGAACATAGAAAGACACGTTTGCAAACCGTCTTCTATCGATCAACATACGGAATCCAGTCGGCTGTAGGTAATTTACACTCGATGCACAAACCATATTATTATCCTTTTTCTTTTCTTAGGTATTTATGGGGTTTACAAGTCGTGAAATATAGGATAGAATAACTTAATTAATGTAGAGGTAATATGTCATTTTATACATCTGTTGAAAGCTATAATAATCGTATCGTGTACCGAGGGTATAATGATCACGGTAATCCGATCATGAATCGTTATAAATTCTCCCCAACACTTTATGTTCCTAGTAGTAAACCGACCCAGTGGACTACACTAGACGGACTGCCGGTTAAAGAGCGAGAATTTTTATCCATTAACGAAATGCGGGATTGGGTAAAAGAAAAAGATGAACTTGAAGGATTCCAATATTTTGGATGTGATCGTCCGGTTATGCAGTTCATCCAAGATAAATTTCCTTCTCAGATAAGTTATAAACGAAGCCTGATTAACGTGGTTAATTTGGATATTGAAGTTCATTCCGAAGAAGGATTTCCTCATGCTGATGAAGCCGCACATCCTATCGTTGCGATCACAGCTAAATCGAGCAAATCTAGTGTTTATCACGTTTGGGGATTAAAAGACTGGGATCATAAAAAATCCCCTCACCAACATTTAACAATCCAATATCATAAATGTGATTCGGAAGAAGATCTTTTGGTCAAGTTTCTTCATTGGTGGAAAAAGGATTATCCTGATGTCGTAACGGGGTGGAATATTCGATTCTTTGATATTCCTTATATCATCAATCGTATTATCAGAATCGGCAGTGAGCAAGGAGCAAATAGTCTTTCTCCGTGGAATAATGTCTATAAGAAGCATGTTCAGTTCAAGAATAAAAATATGGACTCGTATGTCATGCTCGGGATTTCCCAAATGGACTATTACGATTTGTTTACCAAATTTGCCTACTCGTATGGTACCCAAGAAAGCTATAAGCTAGACCACATTGCAAATATCGTACTGGGTGAACGTAAGATGTCATATGAAGAACATGGCTCGCTCCGAAACCTCTATAACAATGACCATCAGCTTTATATAGACTATAACATCAAAGATGTGGAACTTGTCGAGCGCATCGACGAGAAAGAGCAACTCATGGATCTTGCTTTTGCTATTGCCTATAAGGCTGGGGTGAATTATTCTGAGGTTATGGGTACGACGTCTATCTGGGATTCAATTGTTTATCGGGAACTAACCCAACAAAATATCGTTGTTCCACCCATCCGGAATAGATCCTCTCT